CATTTGCGTCTGGAGGAATTGGTGGTGTAACTGACCCAGGTGCAGACACACTGGGCAACATCCCAACAGCAACACTAGGAGTAACAAGTGGTCCAAATGCCGTAAATCCTTCGGGTGATGCGGCAAGTGGTATCCTACGCCCTGAACAGGCACGTCGTTTTATTGACTACGTATGGGACGCTACTATTCTCGCCAAAGATGGTCGTCGTGTAACTATGCGAGCCAACTCTATGGAACTTGAAAAAGTTAACGTAGGCGAACGTGTAATTCGTGCAGCAGCTCAGGCTGATGCCGTATACACAAACACAGGTGCAACATTCTCAAAGGTCGAACTTTCTACCAAGAAAATTCGTCTGGACTGGGAAGTTTCAGCTGAAGCACTAGAAGACAACGTTGAAGGAGGTGCTCTCGAAGATCACCTAGTTCGCTTGATGACAAATGCATTTGCAAATGACATCGAAGATCTAGCTATCAACGGTACTGGCACTGGCTCAGACGCATTCCTATCCATCATGGACGGATTTGTTAACAAGGCTACTACTGGAGACGCACACGAAGCAGTTGTAACAGTTGCGGACAACGCATGGACACCAGACGTAATGCAGAAGATTATTCTTGCATTGCCAAGGAAGTACCGTGCACTTAAGAGCAATCTTAAGTTCTATGCTGGTACAGACGCATTCCAGGGAATTGTTAAGAACAACGGTACCCTATCAGATGCAATTGCTGAGGCACTAGGTCAGAACGGTAATACCCAGGCTAATACCCAGGCTTACCTTGACGGCCAGGGCCAGACATTCGGTGGTGCTCGCACTACTCGTGTTCTAGGCATTGATGTTCAGGAAGTTCCTTACTACCCTGCAGGATATGTAGACCTTACATTCCCACAGAACCGTGTATGGGGTTTCCAGAGAGACATCACAGTGAACCGCCAGTATGTTCCTAAGAAGGACACTATTGAATACACCGTATTCGTACGTTTTGGTATTCAGTGGGAGGAAGAGGACGCAATTGCGTTCGCTGACTCAAACTCTAGCGATTCCTAAAGTCTAACGCAACCTATTAAAGGGGGCAGGTGAGTAAAATCTCCTGCTCCCTTTTTTAATATCTGTTATAATTAAAAGATAAAGAAGGAGACTTAAGTGTCAGAAAAAAATATAGATGTAGCTCCTGCCCAACTACAAGATGGCGAATCACTAATTCCACACCCACTTGTTGAAAAATACAAAGAAGCAGTAGAAGAGCTTAAAAATAAACATATTGAAGAGTCTAAAGAGTCAGAAATCAATAACGTAATTTCCTTTGACAAGCTGGCCACAAGCCCTAACCCATCAGTTGTATCAAACGACGATAATGTTATTGGTTCTGGTAGTGCGGATAGAAAAGAAACTGCCAAGCAAGAGCCAGTTATTGAAAAAGAAAGCGTAGCCGTATACTCTACAAAAAATGTTACTTGGTCTGGAGTTGGTCAGGTTTCTAAGGGGTATAATATTGTCACTAAGCAAGCCGCAGAAAAATGGGCAGAACGTGACCACATTAGAATTGCAACTCCAGAAGAAGTTGCTGGAGAGTACGGAATTTAATGGAAATTTTAAGGGTTCTGCCATATCAAGACGTAAATATTACATTTACAATTCCAGCTGCTTATGTTTTAAATGAGGCTTTTGTGGCAACGATTACTGATCTAGCGGACCTTTCTTTTACAACAAAAACCGTAACAGACAATGCAAACTATGTTTGGACAATAGGTCTATCTGGTAAATATGATACAGACTATCGTGTTGTAATTACAGATGCATCTGGTGATGTCATTCACGATGAAACATATGAGATACGTAGACCATATGTCAATCCAGATACCTTGGGCACAACCGCCTCAGAAATTGCGGAATATACTAAGTATGAAGAAATTGCAAGAGCAATTCTTGACTCTGTTATTCCAGAAGGATTTTACTACAAAAAAAGAACCCTGGAAGTTGTTGGTCTCGGGGCAGACTACATCCCCTTGTGGTGGGAAGCAAAAAGAATTTTATCCGTCTATGAAAATAATGTTTTAGTTGAAGATCGTACTTATGAAATAACTAGAGATAAAACTGCAATAACAGAAACAGTTCTTGACGGAGTTAATCGTAATGAGCAGGCTCTATTAATTTTGCCAGCAGCAGCCTCAGACCTTGTAGACACCGTTCTGCCGCCTCTGCGGGGCTTTCCTAATGGATACGACTACAAGTTTGTTTTAGAGGTGGGATACCCTACAGTGCCCTCAGACGTCGTTAGAGCAGCAACTCTGCTTATTGACGATATTAAGTGTGGCAGAAATGACTACTACCAAAGATATATTTCTGCCTATAACACAGACCAGTTTAGACTACAGTTTGATAGCAGGGTATTCGAGGGAACAGGAAACATCATAGTAGACAAGATACTTTCAAAGTATGCTAAGTCTATTACTAGACTTGGAGTCTTATAATGGCTACCTGCGAAAATACGTCAATTATTTTTCCAATGCTTGCAGACGTATACTACCCAATTGTTGACCAAGGAGCATATGGAAATGTTCAAAAAACTTGGATTCACGATAGAACAATTGCCTGTAATTTTAATTCAGCAGGAACAGCTTGGAAAGAAGACATAAAGCCTAACGCAAACATTACACAGGATAGCATAATGCTAGGCAGAGTAAAAACAGACATTCGGTTTTCAAATGAAAATGCTCAAAATTCAATTACAAACATTATTGTGACTAACATAAAAGACAGAAATCTTAATGAGGTTTTTTTAGAAACAGCAGGCCCAAGAGCTGGAAGGTCTACCCTATTTGAGGTAGCAACTGTTGAGCCTTTTATGGGGCCATTTGGATCAGTAGAGTATTACAAGGTTGTTGTTCGTAGATCAGAGAATCAGGCGGCAGACCTATGAGGATTAAGTTTGATGGAAGACAGTTTGGCAGAGACATGAAAAACATGATGGACTATTCAGCTGGATTCCTAGATGGTATACAGATGGGCAAGCAACAGCTTATGCACTCTCTAGGAGTTCAAACAATAGAAATTTTAAAAAGCTATATAGACTCTAACGCAAAGGTAAACCCATCAATACTTCATCACGTTTATGAGTGGAATAGGATCGGTAGTCCGACCGCAAGACTTTATGACATAGGATATTCCGTAAGCAATCTGGGGCTCTCTTTTAACTCTTCTTTTAGACAGTCTACAACCATTCAAAATGGGTCAAACACACCGTTTTATGACAAGGCACGAATTATGGAAGAGGGTATTCCTGTTACCATAGTTCCAGTAAATGCTCAGGTATTAAGGTATATGGATAATGGAGAAGAAGTCTTTACAAAAGGACCAGTGTATGTTCAAAATCCTGGAGGAAATACTGAAGGAAAGTTTCAAGAAGTTTTTGATAACTTCTTCAATAAATACTTTACTCAAGCTTTCTTGAGGGCCAGCGGTATGGCAGCTTATCTGGAAAACCCTACAGTATATAAAAAGAATTTGTCAAAAGGAAAAAGAACTGGCAAGGCAGGCGGAGTGTCTACTGGATATCGCTGGGTAGCAAATGCGGGGGTGGCTAAGGTTGGCTAATGACTCATTACTAAATACTCCAGTGTTATGGATAAACAAGTATCTTCAAAGCAAGATTCTAGATAGTACTAGCTTAGATACTCCATTTTTTCCAACTCTGCCTTCTACAATTAATGACTTAACTTCTTATTTTCCTACTGGTGGAACAATGGCTACCTGGGACAGACTAATTAAAATGAACAAGAAGAGTTTTCCACACATTAAGTGTGAGCAGATTATGTACTACTTCTACGCAAACGGAGAAAACCCTATTGAAAAGATGGTTCAGATTCAAGAGCAGGTTTTGAGACTAATGGACCGTGGCGATGAAACAGCTCAAGAAGTAAATAACTGGTCAGCAAATAGGCAGATAAATTTGGGCAGATTTGACAGTAGTGGTAATCCAACTGACCCAGAATTGCTTGTAGATAACATGTTCTATTTTCACGATTTTAAGGTGTATCAGCTAGAAGAGTCTAGAGACATAATTGACTTCGGAACTGCTAGAACCTATGGCGGTAACAAGATTATTATTGAATATGACTACCACCAGATGCCAAGCATGACTAATTCAGACTGGGTTCCAGAAAGAATTTTACCAGTAAAACAGATTATTTAAATAAGCTGATATACTTAAGCTTGAGGAAACACGCCTATTATCTATAAAAAGAAGAGGTGAAATAAATGGCATATACAAGAGGTACAAGCACCAACATTATTGTTGGAGCAGCTGCTTTGTTTACTTACGAAGCAGGAGTATTGACAGACGCAGGTCTTCCAGCTTATGAAGCTGAAGGATCTGTTGGAAACACAACAGGAACATATCGTGAAACCCTAGCTGACTCTGCAGCCTTCCGTAACGTTGGTTATACAATGAACGGTCTAGAGCTACAGTTCCAGCCAGATTTTGGCGAGGTACAGGTTGATCAGGTTCTTGACGTTGCAAAGCTATACAAGCAGGGTATGCAGGTTAACCTGAACACTGCTTTTGCTGAAGCAACACTAGAGAACTTGCTGTTCTCCTTGGCTGGTAGAGATGCAGATCTCACATCAAGCGCAGGAGCAACAGGAATTAAGGTTGGATCCCCAACCCTAAACCTATCAGCAGGTGACATCGGTGAGTGTCCAGTTGAGCGTGGCCTAGTTGCTGTTGGTCCAGGTACAGGTGACTGTGACCCAGACGAGCAGATTGAGCGTATTTACGTTGCATACCGTGCACTTTCTATTGAGAGTGTTACAGTTTCTGCAAAGCGTGATGAGCCAACTATGTACGAGGTTTCATTCCGTCTACTGCCAAACGATGCTGCATCCTACGGTAAGATCGTAGACCGCACTATCCCAGCAGTATCGTAATACAAACTAACAACGCAGAGTTACCCAGTCTTTTTAGGCTGGGTAATTTTGTTTTTGCGGTATACTTATATAATGGCAACAACAATATATAAAACGGGAAAAGTCAGCTTAATTGACGGTACTGAGATTAACCTATCTCCATTAAAAATAAAGTATCTTAGAGAATTTATGGAAGCCTTTGAGCTTGTAAAAACTGCAGATAGCGATGAAGAAGCTATCATATTTCTGTCAAATTGTGCTGCTATATCAATGCAACAGTACCATCCCAAAATAGCAACAATTGCCGAGCTAGAAGATTCTATGGATTTGCCAGGAATATACAAGGTCTTAGAAATTGCTGCTGGAATAAAAATTAATGAAGATTCTGAAGACTCTGTAAAAGATCAGGCTGGGGATGGCGGATCTTCTTGGGACAAGCTTGATTTAGCTAAGCTTGAAGCAGAAGCTTTTTTGCTGGGCATTTGGAAAGACTACGAAGAATTAGAAATTAGCATGTCTATGCCAGAGCTCCTAATAACCTTAGAGTCAAAAAGAGAACTTGACTATCAAGAAAAGAAGTTCCTGGCCGCTATTCAGGGGGTTGACATAGATAAGAACAATAGCCAAGCTCCAGAGAATAAGTGGGAAGACATGAAGGCCAGAGTGTTCAGTGGTGGAAAAGCTAAGGACGGAAATGACGTCTTAGCCCTCCAAGGAGTTAATGCTCAAAAGGCTGGTTTTGGAATTGGAATGGGCCTTGGATATGAAGACTTGACTAAAAAGCCTAAAAAATAAAGCTTTTTGTGTTATAATTAATAAAGCCTCATAGCGGAAGGAATACAAAAATATGAGTACAGAAGTATACGAAGAGAAAACAATTAAGTTAATTGACGGAACAGAAGTTAAGGTGCGCCCACTAAAGATTTCTTTGCTACGTCCATTTATGAAAAAGTTTGAGGGTATTACAGCAGTAGCAGAAGACAACGACAAGTCTATGAGCCTACTGATGGAATGTGTTCAAATTGCAATGAGACAGTACAAGCCAGAAATGGCTGAAGATTTAAAGGCTTTGGAAGATAATCTAGATCTTCCAACAGTCTACAAGATTGTAGAAGAAGCATCTGGGGTTAAGCTCTCAGAGGCATCTCTTGGTCTTGTAAATGCCTAAGTAAAGAGGGTGCTAGTGGATGGCTGAAGACGCCAATGCCAGAATAAGAGTCGATATTGACACAGCCGCAGCGCTGGCCAATATTAAGAATCTCCAACGGCAGATATCAACTTTCCACACCTCTCTGGCAAAGTCCAGTGCGCAGGCTACTGCATCTTCTTTACAGTTGCAGCAAAGCCTAATTAATGGTATAAATAAGACTGGTCAATTTTCTGCTGGTATTAAAACTATAAAAACTACCACAGACTCTTTTACCAATTCGCTTCAAAAAAATAAACTCTCTATGGGGGAATACTTTAGGTATTCTGCTGCAGCCACAAAGAGCTTTGGAAGATTTTTCTCATCAGAGTTTGAGACAATAAACAAGGTAGCACGTGAACGTGTTAAGGATTTGCAGACCCAGTATATTAAAATGGGTAGAGATGCAAATGGAGCGATGCGAGCCATTGCGGTTAGACCGCTATCGCTTGACATGGAAAACCTAGCAACAAAAACTCAAATTGCTGCTCAGCGCCAAGCCCTTCTTAATCAAATGCTTAAGCAGGGATCTACTAATCTTCTAAACTTTGGTAAGAATACCCAGTGGGCTGGTCGTCAGCTTATGGTTGGTTTTACCGTACCCCTAATAATGCTTGGTAGCGTTGCAGCTAAAACATTCATGGACATGGAAAAGCAAGCTGTAAGATTTAAGCGTGTCTATGGCGAAATGTTTACTACAACAGAGGAAACCAATAAGGCTCTTCAGGATATAAAGAATCTTGCAAATGAGTTTACAAAGTATGGTGTCGCTGTATCAAAAACTATGGAACTGGCTGCTGACATTGCAGCTACTGGCAAGATGGGTGCAGAGCTTACCGCTCAAGTTGCAGAAACAACAAGGCTAGCCGTGCTTGGTGGGGTAGAGCAAGCAGAGGCCCTACAAGCAACAATATCATTAACAGACGCCTTTGGAGTTTCTGCAGAAGATCTAGCAGGGAAGATTGATTTCCTAAACGCTGTTGAAAACCAAACTATTACTTCTATTGAAGACCTAACCATTGCTATTCCCAAAGCTGGTCCAGTCGTACAACAGCTTGGTGGAGATGTTGAAGACCTTACGTTCTTCCTAACAGCTATGCGTGAGGGTGGAATCAATGCCTCTGAAGGTGCTAACGCACTAAAGTCTGGTCTTGCAGCTCTTATTAACCCAACTGGAAAAGCGTCCGAGATGCTTGCAGGGTTTGGTATTAACATCAAGGGCATTGTTGAAGCAAATGCTGGAGATGTAAAAGGTCTAGTTATAGACTTTGCTTCAGCACTCGATGAGCTAGCCCCCCTAGATCGTGCACGAGCAATTGAACAGCTATTTGGAAAGTTTCAATTCTCTCGTCTATCAACTTTATTCCAAAACGTTATTAAGGATGGAAACCAAGCAAGTCGTGTCTTAAAGCTAACAAATGCCACCACTGCTGAACTAGCAGTTCTTTCCGAAAGAGAGCTTAAGAAAATTGAAGACTCTCCAATGTTTAAATTCCAAAAAGCTTTGGAAGACATTAAAGTAACTCTCGTACCACTTGGCGAGGCATTCCTAAAGGCAGTTACCCCACTGCTAGAGTTTGGAACTAGCGTACTTAAAAAGTTTGATGAGCTAGATGAAGGCGCAAAGGGATTTGTTGTTGGCCTAACAGCTATTGCTGGAGTAATTGGTCCAATATTCCTAATGGGCTTTGGTCTTATTGCTAACGGTGTAGCAAACGTAATAAAGGGATTTGTATTCTTTAAAACCGCAATGAATAAAGCTGGAAGTGCTAGCACACAGCTAGGAATGCAAACTGAGTACATGACTCAGCAACAGCTAGAGGCAGCTGCAGTAGCAGCCTCTCTAGATCAGGTGCATACAAAACTAAAACAAACATTTACTTCTGAAGCAGCAGCTATAAATGGATTGACTGCCGCATACGAAAGAGCAATCTTAAAGCAAGCTGCTTTTGCTGGAACTCCAATGGCTATAGGAAGAGGAGCAAAATCTCCTAAGAAGCTAGCTTCTGGAATTCTTTCAGTGCCTGGGCCAAAGGGTGCTGGAGACGTTGTTCCAGCCATGCTCTCTCCTGGAGAAGCAGTTATCCCAGCAGAAAAAGCAGAAAAATATCGTGGATTTATTCAAGCATTAATTTCTGGAAATATTCCTGGGTTTAGAAACGGTACGGGCGACGTAGACTATGTTAGGGCAATTGCAAAAAGAGAAGTTGCGGGTAGTGGGTTCAGTAGCTCTCCAGACGAGGTCAGAAGGCAAACCGAACTAAAGTCCTGGGCTGGCATGGATAAAGAAATGGCTGCCAAAAAAGCAGAACTTGAAAAAATGAGACAAGAGGGAAGAAAAATTTCTTCAAGTCAAGAACGATCTCTCCTTAAAGCAACTCCAGATGCTGCTCACGTTAAGCAGTCTAGCTACAAGATTTCAGTAGCTGGAAGACAAGTCCCCACCAAGTCCTGGATGGCCAGGAGCTTGCTGGCAGATGACCCAATGGTTAATAGGTACGCTGCTCAAGCTAATCTAGAAAAAGGCGGCGGCGGAACAAAAAGCACCCAGAATGCTTTAAAGGGCATGATGGATCCAAAGGGGCAAGAGGCTCTAGCCAAAAAGCTGGGCGTATCGCAAAAAGAACTTAACAAACAGTTAAAGCTGTTAAGTCAGGGAATATCTCCTTCTACTGCTGGCGGATCAAAAGTTATGCAAGAGCTGGCAAGAAGAGATCCAAAACCAAATCAAGGAAGGCTTGCTGCGTCAGTTCTAAAATCTAGGGATGATTTTGCAAAGAAGAATCCAGGAAAAGGTTTTTATGAAACATTAGGAAGTAGAAAATACGATCCTTCTAAGGATGAAGCTGTTAAGAAAAATCAAGAAGCGGCAACAGCAAAGGCTGACGCTAGGGCAAAGGCCAAAGTTGACAAACTTACTAAAGCTCAAAAAGACGAGTCTGCTAGGGCATTCGCAAAATCTCAAGAAGCAGAAAAAGCAAAAACAAGTGCTACCGCAAAACAAGCTTCTGTAATTAACAAAGAAACAAAAGCTACAGAAAAAGCAACAAAAGAAAAAGTTGCAGCTACAAAGGCAGTAAAAGAAAACAAAAAAGAAACAGTCAAAGAGACTAAGGCAAAGCAAAAGCTGGCAACCCCTGCTGGTCCAGGACAGTCTCAAAGAATTACAGCTAGAGAAACAAAAGCTGGCACACGTTACTACTCTGGAAACAAATTAGTTGCAGACCAAAAAGCTGGACAAACAACCTATAACAGACAGCAGGGGGCTGCAAAGGGTGTAGAGACAAGAAGGGCTAATGCTGCACTAAGGTCCCAGGCTCCTCAAGCTCAGCAAAGAGGCTCTGGTGGTGGAAGGGCTGGTATGGTTGGCATGGTGGCTTCTGGAGCCGTAATGGGTGGGTCAATGTTGCCTGGTGCCGCAGGAAAAGTTGCACAAGACCTAATGATGCCAATCATGGCACTTTCAATGATTTTGCCAATGTTGCCAGGCCCAGTAGCTATTGCAGTTGCTGCTATTTCTGGATTGGCCATGGCTGCCTTTGCTCTAAAGGGTGCATTTGACACCGCTCAAAAAGAGGCGATAGAATTAACAGAAACTTTGGGCTCTGGTTCAAAAGCAATTCTTGCTTATGCAGAATTTGCAGGAACGGCATCAGCTGGAGAAGTTATGGATAAGCAAAGAGCCAATAACGCTTCTCCCTTTTCTGTTCAGCAGGGTAAAACAACATTTGGAGAATCTTTTGTAACTAGCGAACAGGGTAAGGGTATGCTAGAGTCACTAAGAAAGAGTGTTGCAACTTCTGGGTCTTCTGCAACACAAGCTCAACTTGTAAATCAGCTAGGAACTGCCGTTGCCTCTGGGGCATTAAATGAAGCACAAGCAAGAAGCATTGCAGCTAGTATTGGAAAAGAATTAGGGAATCAATCTTTTGGCATTAACGTTAATGCAAAGCTCATTGAAATATTCGGTCCAAATGGAGAAAATCTTATAAACGAGCCCCTTGAGGTTAGAGTAAAAATGATAGAGCAAACTCAGGATCAGGTTGGAGCTACTATAAAAGCTGGCCAGGTTCGAAGCTCTACTGCAACTCCTTTAGTTAGCGAAGGACTTGCGTTATCCGCAGCCCTAGGGGCTACTGGCTTAATGGCAAACGCTGTTCCAGTAGTCGGACAAGTTGCCAGTGGAATACTTCTTGCATCGTCTGCAGCAGTCCTTTTAGGAACTGGTATTGCAGCTGGAGTAGACAGAATGGCAAAGCTGGGAGAAGTCTCTGGTACCAATGTTGCCATGGGAATGATTGCTATGCAGCAGCAGCAAGAAATGGTAGACTCTCTAGATCTAGAATATCAGAAACGAATTGCCAATGCCGTTGCAGCTGGGGACGTGGCAAGAGCAGAAGAGCTTACAACACAGCATATACGAGACAGGGAAGCCCTTCTTATCAAGAATGCGGAAACAACTCAAATGGTTCTTGACAACTTTGCTAAGCAAGACGTGTTTTTTGGACAAGGTGCTTATATGGATGCAGCCAAGAAGGCTGTTGATGTGGCTTACGCAGACGATCCCGTTAAGGGACAGATTGCTAAGGGTGCTACGGGACAAATAGGCAGTGCAGCCTTAGACCAAACTCAAAAGTACCAGATGACGCTCATGCTTGCAAGCAAGGAGCTAGACCCAATGGTTGCTACTCAGCTACTATCTAGTTTTGGTAATGATGGCGAACAGTTGACGAAGGTCCTTAATATCATGACCAACATCGGATCCGCTGATGGAAATCGTGCAATCGCATTAATGAATGCGTTTGTTGATAAAGATGGCGAGGCTTTGCCAGATCAACAAAAAACATTTATTGCAAATATAGAGTCTAAAACTCCAGCACAAGCTCAAAAAGCCTTGGCCATGTTTGAAGAAGTGGCAAAGCTGGGTGGAGCTAACGTTCTTGAAGCTAGCGTAATTATGCAATTCTACAATAAGAATCCACAAGCACAGAAAAAAATGGAAGACATGATAGAGCAAATAAACTCTTATGGGGGAGAGTTGACCATGGACTTTGTTCAAAATCTAGTTGGAGAAGCACAGTTTGAAGCCTTTAAACAAAACCAAGCTTATTTCGAAAGTCTGGACAATGAACAAAGAAAAGACTATGTTTCTGCATTTGTTAATACCATGGAGTTGCGTGGTGATAAGGATATGCAAGATGCTTGGAGAGCATGGCAGAAAACACTACCTGCAGATCAAAAGGCTAGGGCCTTTGAAGACTTTGCAACTGTTACTGCAGTAAGAGTTACTGAGGCGGGAATAGACAAATCGGCCAAAGCTATAGAAGAAGAAGATACTTCATCTGGCAGCGGTGGTGGACCATCTGCATCCCCACTAGACGACCTCTTGAAAAAACTTAGAGATATTCGTAAAAACCAAATTGGTGTAACCAAAGGCTTTGAAGCATCGGCTAACGCAATTAATAAGTTATTTGGAGGCGGAGCTGGAATCAATCTTTTCAGCGGTATTGAAAATGACATGAGACGACTAGGTGCTGGAGAAGACCTAATCAGCCTTATAGCTGGAATGGATCCAGAAGAGTTTGAAAAGCAAAAAAATACCCTGTTTAATTTTGACAAGCAAACTGGAGAAATTATAGGATTTAAAAATCAGTTAAAGAATATTGGAAAAGCTCTTTCTGCAATCGCTATTGGTCAATATGTTAACCAGCAGCAGAAACAGGCTCAAGAGTCAAAGAATCAGGTATTAGCATTTAACCAGTTAAGGTCGTCTGGATATTCTGTTGCAGAAGCGTATGAAGCAATTCAGGATGCAGCGCTTGCCGCAGGCATAGTTGCTGGAGATTACACCCAACAACAAATAGCTGAGATGCTTGCATTACAGAGAGCAACTGCAGAAGCAGCAAAGCAATTTGAAAGGCTAACTCCAGAAGGAAAACAACAGGTTTTTGATGAAGGCTTTAATAAGGCAATGGAAGCGTTTGACGTTCAAGAGAAAAAACTAACTCTAGAGTATGAGCTAAAGATAGCAGATGATCAAAAAATTATTGAAGATGCTCAAAATCAGATAGATGGAATAAGATACCAGCTTGACGATTACGAAGCAGATTTGCGTGGTATTGAGCAGCAAGAGGATGCTATTAACAAGACTTATGACGATAAGCTAGAAGCACTAGAAAAGGTACGCAAAGCAAATCAAAAAGTTCTTGATCAAGAAAAGGGCAAGCTATCAGTTGCAGAAGCCATTACTCGTGGCGATCTTTCTGCAGCAGCTAGGGCTATTCAGGACGTAAGACAAACTTCTGCTTCTGGATACTTCTCAAGTCAAACTGACGCACTTAACCAGGGAAGACAAAACGC